TCGCCGCAAATGCGCGCCGTCCTCCTGACGAGCTACGCGAATATGTGTCGCCTTCAACGCGACAATGCGTCTATGACTACTGAATTAGCAGCGCTGAAGAAGGAACACGCGGACCTGTCGGCCAAGTGGACGGCTGTGAAGAAGGCGGGCACGTCCCGCCTGCGAGAAAGTGGCGCGCCTCCGGGAGGAGCACTGCCCCAGGCGAAGCCCGCAAACCAGTTCACCACACCGGCGACTGAATCCCTTGACAATCTGATGAAGACTGTCATGGAAGAGCGCGCGGCGAAGGGGCAATAACATGGTCGTTCCCTCCGACCACGGGGCGGGGATTGTGCCGATTGCGGTTCCGCCGCCCGGCGCAGTCACGCCCTTGCAGAAAAAGATTTTTCTGGTCTCCCCCTGGCAGAAAAATCTTCATCCGCTCACGGCTTTTTGTGTCGCTCAGCTACATGACCGGCGACGGACATACTCAGCGCTCAGCTACGGCGACGCTTTTGTGGCCCACACGCGCAACACCTGCGCCGACCAATTCCTTAAATCGGATTGCGACTGGATGCTGACGGTGGATGACGACATGATTGTGCCTTTTGGAAACGCTGAGTGGTATAAGCAGTATTCCCGGTTCAATTTTCAGGAGAAATTTCTGGCCTGGAACGCAATCGACCGGCTGCTGAGCCACGGGAAAACGCTAGTGGGCGCACTTTACAAGGGAAGGCACCCGGACGCCAAGATGGTCTACAACGAAGCGGGCGCAAACCCGAAGGAAGACGCGCACGCGAAGGCCGGGCCACACGACATTTGCAAACCGACGCGCTGGGTGGGCACCGGCTGCATGCTAATTCATCGAAAAGTGTTCCTAGACATTGAAAAACGCTTCCCCAGGTTGGCCAGGAAGGGCGACGGGCTCGGCGGGAATTGGTTCACCAGCACGGAGGCGAGTTTAGTGGACACTTTGACGAAGCTGAAGGACAGTATGCGGGGCAAATCCTTGACCGGCGTGGAAGCTTATCAACTCCTGGATGGCCTGGAGCACGCGTTAGCGGCTGCCGCATTCGAAAATCCGCTTGGAGTGGGCGAAGACGTGAGTTTTTGCCTCCGCGCGCAAGCCTCCGGCCACACCCCACACGTAGATTTAGGTCTCCGGTGCGGACACGTTGGAAATTTCATCTATTAATGAGCAAAATCCTCCTAGCGCTTCAGTTCTGGCAGGGCGACAAGGACGCCGCAATCAAGCTTGCGCACTTTTTGGCCAGCCTGGAGCCGAAGCACTCGGAAATCGCTGATTTTTTGCTCGTTCAGCGCTTCGATACGGTGGTATCTGACGAAGACCGTAAGGTGTTAGACACCCTGTCTCGAAAATTCAACCTTTACGCCTACCGGAGCCGCCGAAAGGGCACCGGATGGCCCAACGGGTGCAACGACCTTTGGCGTTCGACGATGGAGTGGGTTGCTTCGATGATTGAATCTCGGCGGGTCCCCCAATATAAAGCGATTTTCACTTTTGAGGCGGACGGCGGACCTATTTTTCGAGATTGGGTTGCGCGGCTCTCGCAAGCATGGGACGAGGCCAATGCAAAGGGGCCTGTGGTGCAGGCCGGGCCTATGGTTTCGGGCCCCGGCATCAATTTGCATATCAACGGCAACTGCATGTTGTCTTGCGACAAAAAATTTTTAGACTTCGTCACTCGGCGCATTGGGGAAATCCCGGTTTGGGGCGGATGGGACTATCTCTTCGCCGGGGAATTCAAGAAACGCGGGTGGGCCGACATTCCGGGAATGCGAAGCTACTACGCCTCGCCGCATTTTTCAGTTGAGCAATACCAAAAAATGCGGGAAGAAAAATTAATTTGGGTTCACGGAGACAAGTCCAACGACCTGATTGAACTCGGAAAACTTTACATGGACATTCCTATATTATGAACGAAAACACTCTCGTAACAGCGCACGGCTACGGCGGAGACGCGCCACAAATTAAAATGCTGCTGCCGTATATGCTGCACCACCGATGCCCGGTTGCCGTGCTGTCGCCGGTGGACTCTCCCATAGGGGCGCTCCAGGTCTCGACGCGCCGGGAAGTTAGTTTTCGTTCCGCAGGAAAGCGCGCATACATCGGCCAAGACTCGCTCGACCGGCAGAAGCTTCAGATGGAGCTTATTCTTCGGCATTATCCGCAGCAGTGGTTTCTTATGAACGACTCGGACTCGGTGTGCCTGTCGCCGAAAATCCCGGACTACGTTTACCAGGACCCAAACATAGTTTGGTCAAATATGGTGGACGACTCCGGCGTGCATCCGATGGCGGAGCGATTGAAAGTGGCTCCTGGGTATCCTTGGCCACAACTCGCTTTTCAGCCGCCCTATTTCATGCATCGGACTGCGATTGAAAAAATTGTCGCCGTGGCGGACTCTGTGAAGGCGGACCCGCGCACGCCGTTCCTCGACTGGGCAATCATGGCCTGGACGGTGAAGGCCGGGCTCGCATACAAAGGCTTTCCGGACGGCGCGTCCTGCGCGACGTGCCCCGAACTGCCCGCCGGTTTAGAGATAATGGAGAGGCTCGTGCGCGAGGAAGGAAAAATTTTTGTTCACTCGGTGAAGACGCTGCCGCCCCTGATGGCTATCGCGCGCGCCCGGCTCGCATACAAGCAGGCGCACGGGCTTTAAAGCGCTGCACTGCGGCACAACATGTGCGATGCTGTAGCGTGAAGACGTGTAAAAAGTGCGGCGTAGAGAAACCGCTGGACCAGTTCAATCGGGATACCGGAAACCGAGATGGGCTCAAGGGGCAATGCCGGGCGTGCCAAAAGGTCTATTGTGACCGGTATCATTCGATGCATGCTGTTCGATTGGCTGCGGAGCAGCGCGCCCGGCACACAGCAGACCCCTCAAAACATCGGATGATTTTTAGAAAATCGTTTTTAAAGACCCGGTATAATCTCACCCCCGCGCAATATGACGCCCTGTTGGTTAAGCAAGGTGGGGGTTGCGCGATATGCGGCGAGCCGTGTCCCTCCGGAGACCGGCTTTCGGTTGACCACATTCACGACACAAATCCTCCGGTTGTCCGAGGACTTTTGTGTTGCAACTGCAATCGCGCGATTGGACTTCTGAAAGATTCTGCCGACCGGTGCGAGACAGCCGCATGGTATCTCCGCAATTTTCGAGCTTGACAATTTCTTCCGTTCCCGAGACTACTCCATGACGCCTTAACAGTCCTCGACGGCGCACAGGAACGGCCTAACTAATCGGTTCGCTGGCCAAGAATCGAAACTGGAGTCTCGCAGTAATTTTTGAGACGCCTGATGGACGGGGATGAATCGGTCCAAATAGTTAGGGCAAACATATCGCATTTTTCTGTGATGACCCTTCGGCATTATCCGACATTGCCTCGAAGGACACGAATAGAATCGTTGGAACCATAGCCAAGGCACTGGCTGCAAACGCTCCTTACATGAACGTGATTCAGGGCGGAGTATTTCCGTCCGGGACTAGTGATGCTATAAGGTCCGTGGTCCAGATGCAAGCCGCCCCTGGCGACTCGCTGGCCATTCCCACATTTGTCTGTGATACGGACATTTGCGGTCAGACCGGTCACCAGGACCTTACTGACACCGTGGAATTCACCCTCCGCCTGGAATCGTTCCGTGGCCGTGGTCCGAATATCTGCGTCAAGAAAGGCTACGCCGCCTTCAAGGGCAGCTACGTCATGGCCGAAGACAGCTTGAAAAAGCTCGTGGTCCAATACATCAACGCCGACATTCGCGCGCAGTTGTATTTGCGGTCCGCCAGCAAGTTCACGGCTAACGCCAATTACGATTTCAACTCGCTGTTCACCGGCGGGCTCGAAACCGACCTGGGCGTCAAATTCGCGCCTCTGTTGCCTACCGGTCCCATGACCTTCAAGGCTCTGCACTTCATCGCTCGCTATATGCGGGAAGTTCTTTTCGCGGAATGGTATTCCCAAGACCAGGGCATGCCGCATTTCCGTTTCATCGGCGGCTCCGACCAAGTGGAATATTTCCGCTCGGAAGTTGGCGTCCAGAACGTGATGGTTGCTCTGACCACCGGCGGCTACAAGATGGGTGAAACCACTCTGACCGCTTATTCGTTCGAGCAGTCGCCCGCTTACCGTGGCATCGCCTTCGGCGTTGACCAGCGGCCTCTCCGTGCTACCGGCTTCAATGCTGACGGCACCCTGGCCCTCGTTGACCCTGTGACCATCGTCGCTAATCCGGCGCGTGGCGTGGCGTTCGCGAAACCCAATCCCGCTTGGCTGAATGCAGCCTATGAAGTGGGCATCCTCATTGCTGACGGCAGCTTTGAACGGCTCGTTCCCGAGAAGTATGTCGGCGAAGGCTCGTTCAAGTTCGCGCCGCAGCTTCACATGGGCGAGTTGGAATGGCACTACCAGATTGACAATCAGTGCAATCAGTGGGGCGATTTCGGCTGGCACAAATACCAGATTACCCGTGCTTACCGGCCTCTGCGCCCGCAGCACATCGTGCCGATTCTGTATAGCCGCTGCACTGCGGACCTGGGTCTCGTGGCTTGCGCCAATCCTAGCTCCAGCAACTTCAGCGGGGCTGACAGCTTCGTAGACATTGGGGTTTGCGGAGACAATGAGTCGCCGGTCATCGGGCCGGGCGTTCCGACTCTGTAACCGCTCTTAGGGGTAGGGGAACACTGAGGGGCGGCAGCCAACACTGCCGCCCCTTTCATCAACAATCAATTTTTTCAAGTTAGACCACTATGTCAGACACAACCTTCAGACAGGGGGACAACCAATACAATATCCTCCGAAAAATTCTCGATACGCTAAACGGCACAGGCGGCACCGGCGGAAGCACGGGCACAACTGTCTCCGGCAATGTAGGCGTCACGGGTAACGTCACAGTCGTCCAGCCTACGGGCTCGCAACTCAACGCTGCCGTAACCGGCAACGTGGGCGGCAAGACCACTGTAATCAAAGACACGTCCGCAGTCACAGCAGGCGCATACAGCGCGGGCAATGCAGTGGGCGGCAAACGCACTCTAACCGGAGCGCTTACTTCGGTAGGCACCGGCATTTTAGAGTCCATCATCGTTCTGGACCGGGCCAATCAAAAGGCCGCTCTGGACATTTTCATTTTCGACGCAGACCCAACGGCTGCAACTCTCGCGGACAAAACCGCATTCGTTTTTTCTACTGATGACCTGAAAGTCATAGCGCACGTTTCCGTGGCGGCTGCTGACTACGTCACCGTGAATAGCAAAGCGATTGCGCACGAGACTAGTCTGGGCATCGCGCTCAAAGCGTCCGGCACCACTCTGTGGGCTGCCGTGGTCACTTCAGGCACACCGACCTTTGCGGCGACCACCGACGTTCAAGTAACCTTCGGCATCTTGCAGGACTAATGCCTAACCCGGTAATAAATCGCAGACCCGGCGGAAAGTTTCGCTGTCCTGTGCTGCTCACCGGAGGGCTCCTTCTCGATACGATGGAGTCTTATACGAACGGTGCCGCACTTAACGGGCTGAACCAAGGAACCGGCTGGTGTAAGACTGCGTCCTACGTGGACCGGACAAATTACGTTGGGATTGTATCCCTCGACACGATGGAGTCCTACACAACCGGAACCGAATTGATTCCGCTCAGTGGCGGAACTGGATGGCCCGCTTCGTATGCCGGAGACAACGCGCTACCGAGCATTCCTGCAACGATGCTTTCATTTGTTGGGGAGACCGTCACCATAACCGCGACCATTACCGGAACGGGAATTCCTCCCCTTTCGTATCAATGGAAAAAGAATGGAATTGCTCTCTCCAACGCAGGAGAATATTCCGGAGTGACTACGCTGACCTTGACTATCACCGGCTACGCGTCTGGCGATGATGGAACATACACCTTTGAGGCGACAGACAACATTTCGCGTATATTCGCTTCAAACGGATGCGTGGCAACTAGCAACACTCGCGGGGCAGATTGGGCCGCGAGGGTGCAAACGAACGGAGGAGCCGCCCCGGCTGCTGGCACGGTAACCGCGATTAACACTTTTTGGTCTGCGGTGATTTCAGCGGGCATAGTTGGAAAAATAAAATATTTGAATATTATCGCGCCCGATAGTTTGATTGCATCCTATACTCCCCTAGTGGTGGGCATAGGGTTGGACCCCTGGGTGAAGAAAGTTGTAGGAACTGGAGCAGGAGAATCTTTGACGGTAAACGGATTGCTAAGTTCGGCTTCCACAACGAACGGTAATGCATATGACACTGGCGTCACACCGAGCGCAGTCTCATCTTTCAATACGGGGAATGGCGGCTTATGCGTTTATGTATCGGACCCCGTGCCTACAAATACACCTAATTCCATAGTGGGGTCTTTCGACGGAACATCGACGGGTTTTCTAATCGTCGCATACGACGGAGGAGTTGCTAGGTCGTATCTGTGGTTTTCTTCAATAAGTGCAGTGGGCGCGCACACGCAGGTTGGAGGATTCTACGTGTCAAGCCGGACGGCGACGAATGTGCATAATATTTACTTTGCTAACTCATCCGTTGCGTGGGCGTCACTTGGGTCAAATAGTTCAGTAAATAGCAACGTGCCTTTGGCGAATAAGGTTGCGGCTGGTGGTGCCCTTTCCACGGCGACTTATGGCTGCTGCCCCCAGAGGATTTCTATCGTGGGAATTATCGACGGGCTTACCACGACCCAGGGGCAGGCGTTATATAACGCCGTCCAAGCGTTGCGAACATCATTCGGCGGAGGATTCGTTTAATTTTATGGCTTCTACAATAATCACGAGAACAATCAGCGCGGTGACGGAGACTGCGGTTAGCATGGTGAATTCGTCTTGGGCAAGGCCCATCACGCTGCCTTCGACGTGGTCTAAGGTTCGCGTAGGTGTTCGGCTGCATATTGTTCCGGGTAGCGCGTTGGACTCGTCTGTCCATCTAGGTCTCGGGCTCGGTTCGGGAACGGCGGCGATTATCGGAGACGTTTCTACCACGAATTTTATCGGGGTGGTTTGGGGCGGAAATTGGACCAACGACGGTTCAAAATTTACCAATATACAGCCGTTTCCTGCTACGCGAGTTGGCACTACGCTGACTCTCGGAAGTGCCTTGGACAACAACAATACGAAATTTATTTCGGGTAACGTCGCGGCTACGGCTGACCGAGTATTGTTTTTTGTAGATATAACCAAGGGTAGCCCCAATTTTACTATTGATACGTTTGCCGCTACTGCTGCGGGAGACCAATCCGCTGCTACGTTTTTGGCACAAGTGCAATCAGGAGCGCCCGCGTTAGTGGGATATAGTTTTGCAACCAACGGAGCAAAAACCATTGCGTTCAGTGAGTCCAACGGCGTGCTCAACACCGCACAATGCTGGTGGAATAATGCTTCGGCTTCCCCTGAAATTTGCGACCTAGCAGTCGTGCTACTCGCCTAGCGTATGAGCAATCCGCAGTTCAATGACCGGCTAATCACTCTCGCAGGAGTGAACATCACTTTACAAGGCATTCACGATGTTATCACGAAAATCACTCCTATCATGTCCACCCTGCTCATTCTTGTTCAGCTAATTGCAGGGCTCTACACCATATATCACATTGTCAAAGGAAAGTATGAATCTAAAGAGCGTAAAGGCGTTTCTTCTCGCCGCCGTCGTCGCGATAAGCGTAGTAGGCTGCACCAGTCTGATACCGAAGCCCGTTGAATTTTTCCAGGACAAGGTTCATAAGGTTCCAGCGGCTACTCAGGCACAGAAAGAATTGCAACGAGAGGCCGCGCAAAAGGCCAATGAGCGAGCGGCTGATACCCTGCACGCCGCTCTGGTTGAGGGGTCTAGCACTAATATTCTTGCCCCTGCTGTGGAGACTGAAAAACTCACTGCGGTCGTGGCGGAATCGGTAGGCGCTCCCGCGAAAGCGACGGCGAACCTGGAGACCGACAAGCTGGTCAATTCGCTGCGCGCGCAGATTGCGAAGCTGGAGAAGAAGGTGGACGCCTTCGCGGAAGACAATAACCAGAACGCCGGAAAGAAAATTGAAGGCACCGGCTTGATTTCTGTTCCATATTTTCTATACGCCGGTGGCGTAGTGCTGGTGCTGTTTATTTTCTGGCATCTGGCAAAAACTGCACTGACCGTTGCATCGGCGGCGAATCCTGGGGCAGCCGTGGGCGTTGGCGCGATGAATGTCGCTGGCACCCTGGCCGGTAAGGGATTTACCCAGGTGGTCAACGGCGGCAAATCATTTTTGACCTGGGTGGAAAAGGAAGTTTCTGACCCTGCGCTAAAGGCGAAAATCGCAGACGCTTTTACGACGGCGCAAAAGACTGCGCAAGACCACGACGTGAAAGCTGTGGTAGACAACTTGATTAAGTAATATGAGCGACACGCACAAATGTTCGAACTGCGGCGACGACGGCGACCGCAAGGAAAATTTCCTCGACGGTTGCAGCCGGGAAAACCTGGGCTGCGAAAATCCGTGCGGCAGGGGTCCGCACAACTCGGCCAAGTGCGAATCACTTCCGAGCCAAATCAGTAATTTCACCACGCAATTTTTCGGTGAAGTAATCAAGACCGAAGTGGACGGCAAAGTGGTCTGGTCTCTGCCGTGCAGCCTCGACGTAGGTCTCCCGGCGAACCCGCGCGGAATCGACGAAGGTCTGGCCTGCTATTTCCTCCGCCTGTTCATGGATGGCATCGTTGGCCTGAAGGGCGACAAAGGCAACAAAGGCGACCTAGGCACGAACGGCAACAACGCCTACACGGTGACGCTCTCCTCGTTCATTCAGCCGACACTCTCCGCGCCGACTGTCGCAGTCTACACGGCGAACAACCCGGCGATTAATCTGACCGGAACGTATCTGTTTATCGACACGTCCGGGTGGTATGTGGTCAACAGCGCAGACGGCGCGGGCACGCTTTTTCTTACCTTGGTTCAGGCGCTCTCGTCCGCACCGGCAACGATTGCGGCTGGCAAGCTGGTCATCGAGTCCGGCGTCCCTGGCCCGCAGGGGCACAAGGGCGACTCCATCAAAGGCGATAAGGGAGACAAGGGCGACCCTGGCACTCCGCTCACCACGAACAACGGCGTTTACACTGCCACGGCGGGAACTAATTTTCCGCTACCGTTTCCTTTTCAGGCGGTTGATTTCATCACGTCTAGTCCTCAATTTTTGGCGACGGACGTGGGCAAATATTTCGTCTCCGTTACCGCGATGATTCTCGCAGACGCGGCGTTAATTACCCTCGCTGATTTCTGCTCTTTGAAGCTCGTTAACGATAGCACTGCGGCGGACGTTGTCGGCAGCCAGCAGACTATCTCCGGATGGGAGACTGCGACGGCGGGCCAGTATCGTCAAATCGTGCTCAACGCTATCGTGGAAACACTCAACCCGAACCAGACAATCACGCTCTACGGCGAGTGCAGCACAGCAGCGCACGCCTCGATAATGTGGCAGGGCACTACGCTTAGCTATTTTCGAATCCAGTAATTTATGGGCTGCTCGAAAGGCAACAAGTCATGCGCCATCCCGGTCCTCCGGGATAAGGAGCACGTTTATTCCAGCCGGTGCAAATCGCCCCGTGGTGGGGCGAAGACGGCAGGCGCGCCGGAATACGTTCTAAAGGTCATAAACCTGCCTGACCCGAACGTGACAAACTAGCAGGAAACAGAGACTATTTAAGACGATGAAAATTGACCAGAGCTTAGCAATGGGAGAGCCCACTCTCGGCAGTCCGCTTCAGGACAGTCAGAACCAGGACAACACTTCTTTTCCGACGTTCCATTATGAGGGCGACGAAGAGTTGAAAATCCCGGCGCACGGCACCATGCTTGTTCACTACCGCGTTACGCGGGTGGTGGAGACGACCACAGCCGCCGGTGAGCACTACGCCTGCGACGTGCAACTCAAGCGGATAATTTCTGCGGAGCCCGAAGTCGAAGCGCCCTCGAAGCGGATGGACGAAGCCGGGGACGCCCTGGATAAGCTGGCCGCTGAACACATGGCGGAAGACGACGAGGACGACGAGGACGACGAGGAGAACGATTAATGTTCCGCGTAGACGATATTTACGACGAGGCCAAAAAAATCATTGGCATCTGCGACGACACCAAACTTTTTCGCTGGTGCGGCGACGCGGTCACCTTAATTTCGAATAAGGCCGACCTGGAAGGCTGGAAAGGTTTCATCGACATTTGCTCCGCCGGTTGCAGCGGGTGCGACAAAATCGGAAGCATTTGCAACAACCCCTCCGGCTGTGGACGGCGCTGTATCACGCTTCCTCGGGAGGTGGAAATGGTTATCGGTGTGAACATCGGCGGGCAACCCGTGCTTGGCATGGCTCAGCTTTTCGAGTTCCATTTGAACGGCCCCGGAAGCTGCCGGACAATCTGCGAATGGAAGTGGATGGACCAGGGCGGCTACCATTTTACTTTTCGTGACCTTGTGCATCCGGCGCAACTTGTCGCGTATCTTCAGACGCCGGAAGACAACGGCAAAACTTTCATAGTTTACGGGTTCGATAGCAAGGGCAATGTCCTGCGCCACACGGAGGGCGGGCAGGTGTTAAACGGCTATCGGGTCCCAACGATTTACGGCGTCGCAGTCCCGGACGTGGGCGCTCCCGAAATTGCGCGCATCACCGGAATTTTCAAAGACCGAACTGTGGGCAATGTCCGGCTCAGCACTACGGATGACAGCGGCACCACCGGCACCCTCCTGGGAATTTACGAGCCGGACGAACAGAACCCGCAATACCGGCGGATTCAACTCAACCGCTCTTGCAACTGGGCGCGCATTGCCTACCGTAAGACCAATCCAGTTTTCTTCAGTCGCTTCGACCATATCGCCTTGAAAAGCCGCGTCGCTTTCTTGCTCGCTATGCAGGCTCGGAAACATTACGCAGACCTTCAGATTGCCGACGCGCACGCCTACGAGGCGGACGCTGCCCGGCTGGAAATTGAAGCGCAGCAAATGAGTGAGCCGCCGTTATTCATGCCGGTGCAGGTCATCGACATGAGCAACCCGCGTGACAAATTCGACTACGATATTCGTTGACATTAAAGGTGCCTCGAATCAAACGAATGTGTGATATAATAAAGTATGACGAATAGTGAAATCATCACTTTGTTTTTTGCGCAGAGTCTCTTAACCATAAAAGAGGACCCAAAAGCCTTTGAAAAATTTAAGGCGCGAACTCATGCACGGGCGGTGCGAGCTACTCCGGAGGGCGGGGCTCGGGCGAAGGCCGCACAGAATAAATTTCGTGGGTCGCCTCAATGGGCGGGCTATGTGGAGGCGCACCGTGAAGAGGCACTTGAACGGGCTAATGAGTGGCAAACAGAAAACCGGGAGCGAGCCAACGCAAACAAACTCGCTCACCATTACCGAAAGTTGGAAAGCTCGCCATCATATCAAATCGAAAAAAACATTCGATGCCGTATTTGGTGGGCACTGAATGAGGCTGGGGCCAATAAGACCGCCGATACCCTGTCCCTGATAGGGTGCAGCGTTGAGGAATACTGGGCGCACCTGGAGAAACAATTTCAACCGGGAATGACGCGCGAAAATTACGGTTCGTATTGGGAAATTGACCACATTAAACCGTGCGCCAGATTTGACCTGACCGACCCAGACCAGCAGCGAGTGTGTTTTCATTTTTCGAACGCGCAGCCCAAAACGGTGTTTGAAAATCGAAGTAAGGGGGATACCTGGAATGGGTGAAGCAGGCTCACGAATCCTCGACTATGACGGCACGTTCTTCCTGGGCGTGGACTCGTCTAATGACCCGTCGCAATGCCGCCTCGGCGCGTGCTGGACGGCGCTGAACATGATTAACCTTGGCGGGCAACTCTCCTGCCGCCCTGGGCATCGTTGCATCGTCCAACTCCCGGACGGCAACCTTCAGGGGGCCGCTGTTTTCAAACCGCAGGAGGGCCTGGAGCAGATGGTCGTCGCCGTGGACGGACAAGTCTACGTCGCCCTGTGGCCCTTCAATCAGTTTCACCTGCTCACGAACGTTCTTTTTTCTCCGACCGCGAAGCAGATTTTTTGGGCGCTCACCACTCAGGCGGCAGAGCGTTTAAACGAGGACTTTTCATCGGGCATCAAAGTAATTCCTCCCAAGTCCGTGCTCATTATGCAGGACGGCGGCTTCACTGCACCCGCTTGGTATGACGGTTCGAACTCCGGCCACATTCGAGACCACGCTTTCGACACTCCCGCCGGTGGGCCGATGGTTTGGGTGGGAAATCGTCTTTGGGTCTCCGTGAATAATTCGGTTCAGGCCAGCGACATTGCAAACCCGTTTAGCTTCCGAGAGCAAATCTATCTCGGCGGGCAATCTGCTTTCTACTTCGCGAGCGAAGTTACCGGGATGGTGAAAACTCCCAGCGTGGAATCGCCGCAGTTGTTGGTCTTCACTGAAGCCAATGCTTCCATCCTCCAGGCCAACATTCAGGACCGCTCGCAGTGGCCGACGACCACGAATTTTCAAGAAGAAATTTTGCAGGTGGGCTGCCTCTCGAACCGCTCGATAAAATCCCACTACGGGCAGGTCATCTGGTTTTCTCCTTCGGGCGTCGCAGTGTTCGACCCGGCCACGTCCGGAAAACTCACCTCTCGGTTGCCAGTCCGCGATAACGAAATGATGTTTTCCAAGGTCACGCTGAGCGACGACCTTAGCCTCGTGGCGGCGGGCACTTTCGGGCAATTTTTCGTAATGTCGGTTCCGGCGGAAGACACTTTCAACAAACACACCTGGGTTTTAAATAACGCCTCCCTGGCGACGCTGACCGATGCTTCCGGCCCGTCGTGGGCCGGTCACTGGACAGGGACGCGCCCGGTTGAATGGGTGTGCGGAGAAATCATGGACGCTGAAAGGGCCTTTCACGTCTCCGCCGATACGGACGGGCATAATCGGCTGTGGGAATCCTTCAGGCCGGACCGGCTCGACAACGGTTGCCCGATTACCTGGGCATTCACCACGCGCGCGCACTTCGGACAAACGGCCCCCGTTCAGGCCAAGCTGCCGGGCTCGACCTGCCGCTTGCAGTGGGTAGACGTTGCGCTGGTTGGCATCGCGGAGGACGTGGACTTAGGAGTTTTCTACGCTGGCGGCACGAGGGGCGCGTTTCAGCAAGTCATGTCCCGGCGCATCTCAGTTGAAAAGGGCAGCCTATCCTGGGACCTGGAAATGGATAGCAACACCACAATTTTTGCATTCAAGCCGCAGTCTCGAACCGTCCGCACGGAGGACGCGAACCAGAAAACCGACAACGATTCTTTGAGCGCGTGCGGAATCGAGCGCGCCGACATTGACAATATTGACGACTGTTTTCAATATCTCATTGTAGGGCATGGTCCGGCCACGGTTAAATATGTCCGCTCGTTCGCCCTGACTACTCCGGAAGACAAATCCGGCGCGTCCACTGCGTGCGAGGACGAGACCGGGCTAAACGCGGTCCGCTACGATGGCGCAGCAGTGAAGGGAACCGACCGAGCGGAAGTCACCGCTGCTCTCGCGGACGTGCAGGAGCAGCACTTCACTTCGAACCAAACGGAGCTTGTAATTCAGGACGGATTCAGCGCTGTCGGAACTGGTTTCGCTGAGAGCATCGTCAATCAGGGCGCAGCCGACCGAGTCGCCAAAATAATCGCCACAAAACAGGCGGAGGCAGAGCTTGCGGGCGTCGTTCCGCCCACAATTTCAGCAGGAATCGACACCTAATGAATACCGTCTTAGATACGCTATTTTTGCGGACGCCTCGGATTGAGTATGTCTGCCCGCCGGTCTGCGAAGTTATTTTTTCTGGTTCCGGTCATGCCGTGATTGTGCTTGAACCCATCGGCGGGAACCATTCCCCGACCGGGCTGATTAAGCGCGGCGTAGGCCACTCGTATTTGTCCTGGAATGTCTATCCCGGCGCGCTCTGCTACACGGTTTATTTTCAACCGACCGTTGGGGACCAGTTCGCTATCATCAGCGAGTGCGTGCCTCCCGGAACCATCGCGCTTTGCAAGCTCGGCTATTACAAATTTGACGCCGTGCTCACCGATGGTTCGACCACTCCGTTAAGCGACGCGTTTCACTCGGACGGCACCGGATACTCCTACTGGACGATTGACCAGTTCGCGACCGGGACGCAAATCAACATCTACCGGAGCGACACGATTGACGGAACCTATACGCTGGAGTTAGTATCGGATACGGGGCTTATATTTCAGACCTGCGCGGACGGTTGTTACGCCGTCTCTGCAATTACCCTGGACGGCGAAACTCCTTTGAGCGCTCCGGCCTGTAACTGCGTGCCGCTCACGCTTTGCGAGGACGGTTTCGGCTTTAACGAACTCCTGTGCGAGTGCGTGCCCTGCACTTTCCCGGACCTGCCGTGCGACACTGGCTTTGCCTGGGACGCCACGCAGTGCAAGTGCATAGCTGCTGGCCCTCCGGGTCCGCCGTTCGAGTTCAACATGTGCAAGGACGTTGCTGACGGATTTACTTTCGACGCGCCCGGCACCTTCGCCTCTCCGTGCGTTTTCTCACTCGTGGGCTCACTTCCGGCGGGCATCACTTTCACGCAGGACACGCCGCTAAGTGCTTCTATTTCGGGAACCCCGACCGAATACGGCACTTTCAATTTCGTGGTGGAAATCACGGACGCAGGCGACCAGTTTCAAGAACTGAGCTACAGGCTTTTCGTTGAAGGCGTCAATAGCACGTCGCCTCCTCCGACTCCTGAAATCGGCGTGCCCTATTCATTCACCTGGACGGCAACTGGCGGAACTCCTCCGTATTTCTGGCAGATTGAATATTTGGCTCCGCACCCGCTCGGAATTCCGGGGCTCACCTTCGACGCTTCGACGGCTACGCTTTCGGGAACTGCGACAACTCCGGGGACCTACAATTTCAACGTCATCGAATGCGACAAGGACAACGACTGCTGGACTTCATGCGACGCGTGCGAACCACATTGCACTTGGGTGATGAACTCATGCCCGAACTGGGATTCGCTGACGCCGGGTTGGTTCACTCTTGCGAGCGGGTCTGATGGCGGCGGGTCATTTGGATTTTCTCAATCTGCGCCCAATCAGCAAGCCGTGACGGCATCCATTCCGGACCCATTCACGAGTGACGCACAAATCGAACGGCAGTCTTCGGTCACCGTAGGGGGCAACGGCGCGTGCAATATAAACATTCACGTAGTCCTGAGCAAAACCGGCGACCTTACTGCGGTTTGCGGAGGCATAGGAATTTTCAACCCCGGACCTGGGGGTCCTGTGTTCGCGTTCAACTGGGACGCAGGAATCGTGCATCCCGCCGGGACATACAATCTTCCCGTCACTCTTCCAGACAATGGAGGAGTGCCCTACACAGTTATCGTGGACGTTAGCGCTGTCGCGGGCGGAGTCTGCGGAGCCACGTCACACACCTTATCAACCATCGGCCTCGATGCCACCTTTACAAACGTATGAGCTTAATACCTACTAGCCTGTTTATCCAGGCCGCGCCACTGCCCGCAACTTTTCGCGGCACACCAAACGACTTCCTCGCCGCGATGGTGAAGCGGATGAAAATCCTTTCGCCCAACGGGACCAACTTTATTTTCATCGGCGACACCGAGCCAACTTCTAATGTGGGTCCGTGGTTGAAGAACGGAACGCAGTGGTTCGTTTGGGATGACACAATCAAGCGGTATGTGCCGCTAGATATTTCGGCCTCGTTCACCATTCCATTTTTCATCGGCACCTCGACGCCGGGCACCAGCACGCCGCCGGTGTGGCTGCGGACCACAAAAGACGCTACCGACATTGCGCCGAATGATTTTGGCTCTGCGGTGGGTTGGTATCTTTTCGACGGGACAAACTGGGTAGCCTTTAACAGCGAGCCCCCGTCCGGACCAACTTCTGCGCGACCGACTTCGCCGGTGGACTACCAGCAATTTTTTGACACAACCATCAACTGCCTCATTTGGTGGGAGCGTGCTTTATGGAGAACTGTTTCCGGCGTGCCGGGTGACATTAAGCAAGTGGCGTTCGAAGTTCTCACCGATGCACTCAACAGTAACCCAGGTTGGGCGCTCTTCGGCTCCGGCAACGTAGACTTCCGTGGCCGCGTTCTCTCCCAGGCCACGAAGGACCCAGGGGCCACGCCCGAGACAAACTTAACTGTCGGTCTCGGAATTACACCCAGGGCAGCTTTCGAAGTGTTTCAACAGGACAAGCTTTATGCGATTGCCGCGCAGGTTTTTCCCGGTGAAATCGCACTGTGGACTTTGGTAAAGACGTAGTTGTCAAAGCTCGAAAAATTAGAGACTATTCTCTGACGCTGATGCCACTTAAATTTTATCGCGGGCTGGAGCAACTTGGTAGCTCGGAAGGTTGTTCACCTTCAGACGTTGGTTCAAATCCAACGCCCGCAACCATTTTACAGACAACCTTTAAAGAGAAAGGGGTAAGCCGAACGATTTTGGATTAGGTGGATTATTTTCAGCAGCCGGGCAGATTGGCGCGGCAGCTATTCAGTCGGAAGCTGTTAAAGAGGCGACGCGAATGCAAATCGCGGCGTTGCAGCAACAGCGCGATTTCGTTTTCAAAAATCTGGACCCTAACTCGGTTCAGGCGCAGGCGACTCTTGCCGACATTCAGAACTCGATGGCGCGGTTACAGCTTCAGGGGACCACGGACCCCGCTCTCCTCGCCGCTCGATACCAATCGGAAGGCCAGCTTCTAAACCAGGGCGCTCAAATTGGCGTGCAGTCTGGACAGGTAGCCGACCAAGCGACTAAAGAAGCTCTGGCCGGAACTCCTGGAATGCAGGAGGCGAAAAACAAGCTTGTTGACGAGGCGCTCAATCAGTTGAAGGCCGGAGCGACTTTGCCGCCGGACGTAGAGGCGCAATTTGTCCAGTCCGGTCTTGAATCGTCCGGCATGGTGACCGGCGCAGCTTCGGGGCGCGGTATCGGCGGGCAACAGCTTCGCACCATTCTCGGCACCGCCGGGATTCAGCTTCAGCAGCAGCGCCAGCAGCAGGCCGCACAGCTTTTGACCAACGCGCAGAACTTGGAAAACTCCCGGCAGAATATTCTGCAAGGACTTTTCCCTTCACTCTCGGCCACTCAGTTAAACAACCTAGGCGGCAGCGCAAAAGTTTTGGGCACTTCGGCCAGCATGTTGCCCGATGCAGGGCTCGGTGGGCAGGCAATTACAAACGTAATGCTCGCACGCGTGGGAGCAACGAATCAACTCGCACAGTCTTCTGCTGACGCGGCTGCTCGGGGCGGAATGGCGCAGGGCGCAATTTGGGGCAACGCAGTAGGCGGAGCGTCCAGCGCTCTCGGGCGCGCAATCCCTTCGATTAATCTCGGCGGAGGAAGCAACACCCCGGCTTCGTGGAATGTTCCCGCTAACGATGCCTACAATCCAGCCAACGGCTACAATCCAGGCGGGGGCTTTCAGTAATGGCAATCAACCTTACAAGAGCCTGGACTTCAAAATCGCTGACGCCTTCGCTTCAGCCGGGCGTTGCGACGACTGACAATCCTGCCAGCCGTGATGCAAGCGGAATGGGCGGAATTTTTAGCGGAACCGGCAGCGTTGCCGGAAGCACAATCGCGCCCTCAGTGGCCGCGCAGTTAGCTTCGGGCTCTGACAACATAGGACTGGGGGCAGGCACGGGCGGAGGACTTTTTACCGGAACGGGTAGTGTCGCTGCTGCGGCTCCATTAGTAGGCGGAGGTGGGGCTCCAGGCGGAGTAGTTTTCGGCTCTTATCCCGCAGGGAAAACTGTGGGCGGACCTTTGCAAGCGGGAGCAACGCCTTTAGCTGCGCAAACGCCCGGCACCAATCAGTCTACCATTAACAATTTGCTGGCAAACATTTTAGGCCCCAACTATCAAAGCCTTTTGAGCACTGGCGACCGTTCCGGCCAAGTGGGCAACGGAATGGCAGACCCGGCACTGATTATGGCTCAGGCTTACGCGTCGCAGGAATACGCCCGGCGCAATCTCATGGAGAACGCCGCGATGCAATCCGGCGCAGCGAATTGGAACGCCCGGTGGAACGCTGGCAACCCGGTTGCAAATCCGACCGGCGGAGCTTTCGGCTCAGCAGTAAATCCAGACTGGGCAACTTCGACCGCATATCAGCGCGTGTTGAATCAGTCAGCAGCGCAAGCAAATCGGACCGCACAAGCCGCTGCACTTTCGCCCGCTTATCCTCCGCAGATTCAAAGCTCGGTGGGCCAGCAGAACACCGGCGCGCAATGGAATCCTAACACGACTTCGGGCTGGGTTAGTCCGGCTGCCTCCTACGGAGCAAGCTACGGCGGCGCTGGAAGACCTTCAACAATGTTAATGTCAGCAGGAATTTAATTTTATGGCACTCGGCGGACCCGGCGATGTTCAACCCACAGTGAATGCAGGAATGGCTGCGCAGCCTTTGGTGACGAGCGCGGACCCGTCCGTCGTGGGCGCGGGCGCTGTGGAGAATTTGGTGAACTCGTTTCGCAATGGGTCCATCACAATGAACGACATTCTCGACCGCGTTGATAATGTTGCCAAGGCGACGCGCAAGACCCGGCTGCAACAAATGAACGAGTTCGTTTCTCCCCAAGCGATTGCGACTCGTCAGTCTCAAATTCAGGCTGCCGGTGCAACGGCGGACCTTGAAGCGCAGCAAGCGCACGCGAAATCTCAGTTGCTTCCGGCGGAATCCCAATTCGCTCAGGCAAAGCTGACGAAAGAGCAATCGGATTTGCTAAATAAAAACGCGACCGACACTTTTCTCCAATACAATCCGCCGATTTACAAATTGGACAAAGAAGGAAAGCCGACCAGTGAGCCGGACTATCCGGCGATGGCGGAAGCGGGGCGTCCCTACGTCCGCGCGGGCACTGCTCAACAAGTCGCTGCTCAAGGTTTGACGGTCGTGGGCGCTCCGGAAGTAATAACGGACAAGACCGGGACGCATACCATTTACCGAAATGCTTTGCGGGAGGACATTTCTCCCGGCTCCGACGCGTTCGAATATTACCACGGACTGCGGCAGCAGGCGATGGACATTTTCATGAAGCCCGCGAAGGGCGTAAAGGGCGGAAGCAGCAGCGGCTTAGTGCAGCCCTCTTCTGCGGTGTCAGATTCGGATTACCCGGAAGTGATGCCTACTCGCCCGGCTGCGGCTGGCGCTCCCAAGGTTGGCGGCGTGCTGACTGCTCCTCCGGCGGGGTCTCTTGCCCCCGACGTTTACAAACGACTTACGGAAGACCCTTGGCGCAATGAGTGGGCCGCAAAATCGGTTGCGATTAGCTCGCTGCCGGATATTAAAGCGGACTACGTTAAGCTGGACGCAAAAGGCGGACCGACGACCAACAACGACAATCTTTTGATGAACGCGCTGATGCAGTTGCGCGCTCCTGGCGCGACGCCCGGCGCACGAGGCGGGCAAGTGTCGGACCAAGTCGAATACATCGAACACGGTCAGCCCGTCATCACGACTCTTTCACGGTTGAAAGAAACCCTTTTGAAGACAGAAAAATTTGCTCCGGAAGTTCGGAACCAACTTTTGGCTCAGGCAGAAAACTTGGCTACGGTCCGAGAGAAGAACGCTCAGAGCGCCATCAAGGCGAAGGTGAAAGAAAATCCCGACATTGTCGGTATGCTTTCAGGTCCGGAAGCGCTGCTTTTAACGAAAGACTTTCCGGCGACTCCTGGGGAGAGCGTTCGCGCTGGCGATATTCAACCCACACCGGCGGCTGCATCGGCTGCTAGTCTTCCGGCGTGGGCGTCTTCAGTTCCCGGACTAAAGCCGGGCGTGGTTGGTGGAGTCCCTTCTTGGGTTGCTCCTGACGGTCGTCACTGGCCGCAATAATTTTATGCCCGACGTGTTACCAGTTCCCTTTGCAAGTGGGACAGCGAATGCTCCTGTCGCGATTCAGGCGACTACGCCTCCGGCTGCCCCCGCTTTAGCCCCCGGTCTCCCCCAGGTTGGCGAGTTTGAGAAATTGACTGCCCCTCCGGCTGCGCCTGCGCCTCCCCCTCCGGCGGGAGTTCTTACGCCGGAACAAACGCAAGCCGCCGTGTCCGCGCCGACTACGCCTCCCCCTCCGGCGGGAACATTGACTCCTGAGCAGACCCAGGCCGCGCTCAGCCAGACCGCGCCTCCTCCTGCCGCCGGTAATTCTCTCAAAGACATGACGGTGGACGAACTGGTTGCCTCCGCAAAAGCAAATCCGCAGTTCGACCCGGTTGCGCTTTATCAGCAATCCGACCCGGAAACCAAATCGAATCAGGAAGTTTGGGACAAGACCAAGCTCGCGCTCAATAAACTTCAGCAGCAAGGACTTTTCACCGGACTCTCTGTTGAGGGAGTGAAAAAAGCCGCCGTTGAAACCGGCAAGGGAATGTTTGGGTGGGCGGCGAACACGGTGAAGGCGCTGAAGGATTCTCCCGTCGCGGTCAAGGCTCTGTTTCATCAGGAGCTTACCCCGGAAGAACGCAACACTTTTTATGACCGGCTGCGGGAGCAGACCGAAGGCGCTGCCGGGACTGCAACCGGGCTGCTCGGCCTTGGGGAAATGGCAGTCAAGGCGGGCAAGAAAGCGGCTCAGTGGATTGGCGCGGCACCGAGCCCCAAGGATTACACGTCTGCCGACATGGACCATGCGCTTGTCAATGAGATTGCAAATCGTGGCACGATGGCGCGCGCTGCTAGTGGAAACATTCCTGGACTGAAGGACACCGTTGCCGCATTGGCGGAAGCGGGCAAACCAATTCGTCCGGAGAAAGTTTCGGAGGCTGCCGCTGGTTCGCCGTTCGTTTGGAAGGGTATGGGTCTTGCATTTGAGACCGCAGGCGCAGCCGCAAGAGCGGGAGCAAAAGTTTTAGGCAAAGTGGCTGGGGAATCTGTCATCCCGGCGGCAGCGCAAGATATTGCCGCGCTACCGGCAGCGAAACCGCTGGACGTTGGCGCAGCCGCAAGAGTGGCATTCGGCAGGACGATGCAGGGCACCGGCGTAGCTGCTGAGAAGACCGGGGCAGGAATTGAAAAAGTCACGTCCTCGCCGACCTTCAAGACCGTTGCTCCTCTTATCGGCGCAGCGACCGGCGCGCATCACGGCGGAGTCGCCGGGGCAATTTTAGGCGGGCTCGGTGAAAAAGCTTTGGAGCAAATCCCTCGGCTCGGGGAGAAATACGGCGGCAGGATTGCGGAATTCGGAAAACAGATTGCAGGCCCGGCGGAGGAAGTCACCGGACGAGGAGTGCAGGCCGCTCGCGACATTTTAGAATCGACTCCCGCAGCAGTGGCCAGTCTCGGCACCGGCGCTGCGTTTGACGCCGGTCTATTGGCAGTCACCACAGACAAACCATCGGACCGCGACGGATTCATTCCTTTCGGGACTGCCTTCGGCGCTGCTGGCGCTGCAAAGGGGATGGGCTCCAGGATAGTCAGCGGGCAAATCATTGCTCCCAGGGCTTACGGGGAAAGCACTTTTGTTCCCAACACTCGGAATTTTGCGAACACCCTCGGCGCGATACACAACTCGGCCTACAACTCGGCGAACAAGGGAACACAGACTCGAATCAACGCGGTCCGGGGATTCGGAAAAGGAATCGGCTCCGACACAGAAGCTTTTTATGTTCCCAGGCCCGCCGAAGGCCAGCCCGACCAGTTACCGGCGGCGTTGGAGAAAGCCGGTCTGTCTCCTGACGACGCGCAATTTTATTCTCAGCAGCAGGGATTCAACGCGCTCAATTTGAAGGACAATAACGGAGTGACCCGGAAGGTTGTCCTTTTCCGTAACCTGGACGCCGCCCCTCATGAGGCAATGCACGCAATGGATGACGTGCTCGGCGCGAATGCGGTCCAGGCGCTCAACGACGCAGCGAAAAAATCCTACACTCCGGAAGAGTGGAACGGATACCTGGAGTCATACGCAAAGCGGCTCTCGGGAAATGGAACTTTAACCACGGACCCCGGCTCCTATGTGATTACGCAGTCCGGCAAGGGCGACGCAGCAGCGAGAGAAAAATTGATTGCTGGAATCGAGGACCCCGCAGCGCAGGCGAAGGCAATTACGGACGCGCAATCGGCAGCAGACGCGCAGGGAAAATCGCTTTGGGAAACTGTTCTCACCCCGGAAGAAAAACAGGGCGTAGTTGATAACTATATCGGCGACGAAATTCGCGCGGAGAACGGCGACGCCTGGATGAAGGCTGGCCAGAGCCCGAACACGCTCGGCGGGAAAATGTGGCGCGGCGTGGCGAACATGATTTCGTTTTTCGGTGGTGAGCCTCTCGCAGGACGGACGACCGACTACGGGCAACTGCCGCTGAAATACAAAGTGGTGCAGGGGCAGGCGAAAGCAGCGAAAGGCTTGCGGGAAAATGCGCCCGTCACTGCTTCAGACATTACCCCGGCTGGAACTCCGCCCGTAGCTCCGCTCCCGTCGCACGCCATACCCGCCACTGAGGCGCAGAGGCAGCAGGCCGCTCAGGAAGCGCAGCAGATGGCCAACACTGCGACCACTCCGCCGGTCAAAGACGCCCTGGCGACGACTTCGGACGCAATCGCGAACAACGGCGGCGTAAAGATTGACACCACGAGTCAGACCGGCAAAGAGTTTTTCCCCTATCGGGTAGTGCCGACGAAGGACGGCGGACATACTATCCTCGGCTGGGACCCCGGAATTTTCGAGCAGAACGCGCATGACTTTTTTCGCTACGTTTCGGACCATCCCGAAATCCAGGGGCTTGTGCCGTTCAAAACGGACACCGGTCTGCGGTCTCTTACGCCGCCGGAATGGGACCGTTTTCAGAAGGCAGTCAATACCTTTGTGCAGAATCAAATGGGCGGCTTTACTGGCGCGGGCCAGGAGCTTGTCGTCCCCTCTGGCACCCAGGCGCGCGCGGGCGTGTTTCCGCCGGAGAAGACTGGTGCGAAGCCCGTCGCGCTACCCCAGGAGGAAGCGGACCTAATCAACCACCTTTTCAGCAGCAAGGGGCAACTCTCCGCCGTTCCTCGGACGGATATTGCCAGGGGAACGAAGCTGCCTCGTAATTTGCAGGCGCAGGAAATTTCTGAGGCGACCGCGCCGGGGAGAGTCACTCCGACTGGTCGTCAGTTCGCCGGGCCGGGAGCGGAGAAAATAGGCGTTGCCGGTTTGCCTATCGCAGAAGTGAATCCGCTTCGAGACGCGATGAAAAAAGCATCGCCGGGTTTGCCGGAGCCGAAAAATGTTTTGCAGCAGTTGAACGTTGCCAACATTAAGAAGGTGACCCCCGCGCCGGAGCTTCCGCAGTTCCGGGGCAACACGCTTTCTATTACTGCCGGTTTCAAACCGATGGAGCGCACCCCTATCGAAATCGAGGGGCCGGACGGCAAAAAATACCGAGCCACTCACGACGGCTACCAGGATTTCAGTTCAATCGGAATGGGAATTGCGCCGCAGCTTACCGCAGTGGACGACCTGAGCCACTTAGGGGGTCCTATTGCGCGGTCAACCACCTACGGGCCTTCGCTGGAGAAGAAAGGTTTCAAGCTTCCGGAACTCAGGCCCCCGACTGCCGCAGAGGGCGCAGTCCCGGCGAAGCCAGAAGTAGCTTTTCAAGCGAAGCCGGTAGAAGACAAAGAAAAGCTTGTCCACTATTCGAATGTTGAGGGCCTGAAGACTCTGGAGCCGGAGTTTCACGGCACCGGCGTCGCTGGCGCTGAACTGGCGCGCAAACGGGATTACCCGGAGCTTTATGTTCCCCGGACATATCTCGGGACGAAGGGCTACGAGAAAGAGGGCGGACTGGGCGACGTGCGATACCGGGCCGAAGTGAAGCGCGGAAATCTTTACGACATTGACCAAGACCCCAAAGGATTCTATCCCAGTTCCAAGGAACTCGAAGCCGCCGGGTATGCGCCGATGGACCAACGCGCCGCACTGTCGCTCTACGAAAAGCGAATTCAGGATGCCGGTTACGAGGGCTACCTAAGCCGCGAGAATAACGCGGTTGCGAAGTTCACTTCGACGAAAGTGAAACAGCTTTCCCCAGGGGAGGCTGCTTTTCAGCCAGCCACAGCAGCCGGTGCAGAGAAGGGCGAAGAGAAGCGCGCCGAAAAACTTTGGACCGACAAGGGAACGAAGTCGCCATACTTCAAAAAGTGGTTTGGCAAATCGAAGGTAGTGGGCGAGGACAAGAAACCGATTGTCGTCTATCATGGCACGACGCACCAGTTTGACGCCTTCAGCAATGAGCGCGGCAACCCGGAGAATTTCATGGGCGTGGGCCACTACTTTTCGGATGACCCGAACGACGCTTCCGGAAATTACGAAGGCGTTGGGCCGGACTTGAGGAGTAGAATTGAGACCCTGACAGACCGGCTCGACAGCGAAGAATACAAAGGGCTAACGCGCTCACAGCTTGCAGACGTTGCCAGAGAAAAACTTGTTGGACCAGAACCGCGCACCATCGCGGCCTACCTGAAGATGGAAAATCCGGTCGTGCTAGACCGCAAGGGAGGCACTGAATTCAATTACGAATACGACGAAAATACTGGCACCGAAGGCGGCAGTGCAATGGACCTTTATAATTCGATTTTGAAGACCGCGCCGGAGTTTGGTCTGGACGGTCAAGAAGTGTGGAATGAAGTTTCTAAAAACGGAATCGACGGCGTATCGGCGTATGAAGCCGCCAGAATGTTAAGAGCGTCTGACGCCGTGACTGAAGCTAATATGCCGGAATCTGCCGGGACAGCAAAGACCGGGACTCTCGCTTCGCCTGAATTCGCCCGGCAAGTTTTCGAGAACATGGGTTTCGACGGCATCGTTCTGAAAAACGCTGACCAGGAATTTCCTGGGATGGGCTTGCAGAAGGGCACGGACCATTACATCGCATTCCGTCCGGAGCAGGTGAAGTCCACAGACAATCGTGGGACGTTCGACCCGAACAAGCCGGAGTTTCAAGCGCAGCCGCCGAAGGCTGACAAAATCAACGACCTGGAGAACGTTCGCAACGCGACCCGATACGCGTCCATGTGGATGCACCCAAGCGGAGATATTTACAATGCGCACGACTCGCATCTTTTTTGGGCCGGTCACAATATCGAAGGCGCACGAGAGCACAAGAACGGAGCCGTTGAGGGCGCGCTTGGCAAAGGCTACGCCCGGCTGGCCAACATGAGCGGCTACATCGCCGCAGAGCACCGGGGACTTTCACCGAAGCAGCAAGGCGCGATGGAAGAACTCGCCAACGCAACCGGCAAAGGAATTACTGACGACCGGGGGCACACCATTGCAGAGCCTTCAATGGCGGAGGCAGCTTTTCAGGCACCCAAGGCGGAAGACTTCAAAGACGAAACCAAACTTGCGGACGCTTTGAAGCAACCCGGTTGGGCGCTATTCACTGCGACGCAGGAGAGCAAAGGCGCGGGCACTGACAAAGTCAATGTTGAGGCGAACGACCAGCTTGAAAAAGAGTTGCGCGACGCAGGGTTCGACCCCATCGAAGTCAAAGGCAATTACAAGGGCGTTGACCAGGGCAAGAATTTCATCGTGCCGGGAATGACTCAGGAGCAGGCCACGGAGTGGGGCAATAAATACGGGCAAGAGTCCGTGTTGACAAACAAGGGTCTTATTTACAACGACGGCACTCTGTCGCCGGTGAACCACGATAACACCGTGGTAGGCAAAGAGGCAAAGAACCTGGATTTCTACTCCCAGGTGCCCGGCGGGCCAGCGTTCAGCATGGGCGTTGATTTCGCTCGCCGAATCCCTCTCAAGAGAGAGGCGAAGCAGCAAAGTCTTTTAGGCGGCGAAGAGAAAAATGCTCTGTCTACGAAACAGGTTTCCGAAATGGGCACCCAGGAACTTCGGGACTATTACCCGGAGGCGACTGTCCCGAATAAGGTCCGCAACAAGGCGGGCGAATTGGTGGACCCGCAAATTTCTTCCGACATTGTCAACGCTCCCCTGATTAAGGGAATGGACAGGCCAGAGGCAGTGAAGACTTACGCCGCAAAGCTCGTTGAGGAAGCGAAGAAATGGATAGACCATCCGTATTTTAAAGAGGGCCTCAAGTGGTATTCCGAATTCACTCCGCAACTCAAGAGGGTCTACGGAAAGCACGCGCAAATGATGGCGGAATTGCTGGCAGCCACTTCGCCGAATAACAACCCGGACACGAATTTCGCTTTCGCCAATGACGCGCTCCAGGGTTACAAGGCTGGCCGGTTCGACAAGCAAATCAAAAAGTTCGAAGAGGGTCTGGAAAAAGTGAAAGACGGCTCCTGGGAAAAATGGTTGAAAAAGCAGGAGCCCGAAGGCGTCCAGTCAGAAGCGAATTTTCTGAAGAACTGGACGGAGAAATTTGACCTGCGCCCGAAGCAGTCCAACGGGAAACTTTACGGGATGCACTCTGACGCAGTGCTCCAGGTTTTCGCTCGGCAATGGCTGGAGCAGACCCAGGGGCCGAAGACTCAGAACTTCGTGCAGAATCTTCTAGGCACCGGGCACGAAGCGACGATTGACGTTTGGGCAGACCGCACAATGCGACGCTTGGGCTACCAGGACGCAAATCCTCGCTGGCGAATTCTGCCGAAGAACTCGACCGGCGTCAACGATGCAGACTTTGCTTTGTCGCAGGAAGTTTTCCGCGAAGCAGCGAAGCAACTCGGTGTGCAGCCGGACGCGCTCCAAGGCGGCATGTGGTTCGCCGAAAAACAACATTGGGCCGACAACGCTTGGGGACGCCTGGACTTGGGCGACTACCGGAAGGAAATCGGAAAAGTGCCGATGCTCGAATCGGGAATTCAACAGCGGCTCGCAGCGCAGAAGGCTCAGGCAAAAGCGAAGCCGATGGAGCAGACCGGATTTGATTTGGTATCACCAGCACCAAGACGATGAAAAATTTAAAAAAGCTCTACACTCCTGAAATGCAGCACGCGGCTCAAATCGCTGCTGCTCCAGTCACCGGGCCGGACATGTGGACGGAATTCCTAAAGCAGATACCCAGGGACAAAAAAGCTCCGCTTGTCGAGCCCCGCAAATTGAAAGACCATTGATATATGCCAGACGCAAACTTAGTCCAGCCCCTCGACCCCAGCCAATCGCCCGCCGCTCCCCAGGCACAAGCCACGCCGCAGGAAGTGCAGCCCGCCCAAGGAGCCGCAGCGCCCGCCGGTCCTGCATTGCCTCATGACCTTTTGAAACAACCGGCCATGCAGGCCCTAATGGCTGGCGCGCCTCCGGCTGCCTCGATACCAATCAAAGAGTTTGGCAAGCGCGACGAGGGGAAGCTCCTGGCGAAGAACAAGGACCTTTTGCAGCAGGCCGGTTTCATGTTCTACCGCTCCATGCACGGCAACACCGGCGTCATTTTCAACGCCCTCCACATTCACCCGGAGGACATTCAGGCAGCCGACAAGGCGGGCAAGCTCCAGGTTATCGCGCCCCCGTGGGACGTGATTGACCACGCAGTAGCGAAGTCCGGCCACAATAACCCGGTTTTGAGCCGGACGCACGCTCCGACCGGCTTCGCCTCGCCAACGCCCAAAGCTCCGCCTCAAATGGGCGGGCAGCTTGCCCCAGGACAAGCCCCGGCTCCGGCGGCTATGTCGTCCCCCTCGGGGCCGCAGGGCTTGCCAGCGGGGGCGCAGCGTTCACTGGCGGGGGCTAGAATTAAGGCTTTGCAGCCGGGGGCACCAACGAGCGGACCAGAGCCGGGTGCGGGGCGGTTATTGAACCAGATACTTCGCCCGGTCGTGTAATTTTCGCACCCTTGCGAATATTGTCAATCGCCCAAAGAGGCTGCAAATTTCGGTAGTGGAAGCAGACACGCTGTTGCGCGGGGTCTGTCAAGTCAAACTTCGAGCAAGGCCGAACATGGTCAATATGCCACCGGCCATAGTTCCCCCAAGTCATCCCAGGCGAAAAAAGGCTTTCCAGGTGCGCGCGTAGGGCGAGCACCGAACACCCCACAAGCTCCAGGGCGTGCCCGTGATGCCCAAAAGCAGCTTGTCGAAGGCGGCTTCGAAGGCTTTTCACAAGACGGAATTCGGGCGAACTTTTTCGCTTACGGGTTTCCCATCGTCTTTGCTGTGCACGAGTATTATCTGTCCGGCGCTGAACTGAATCCTTACCGGAAGGTCGTGTATCTCGCCGCCGCGAATTCTGACAATCCCGGCACACGCCGCCAAGCAAATCCCAAGTTCGCGGGTGATACTTGAATTGGTCCGCCGTCTTGGGCTCGCCGCACTTTGAACAGACTTTAATCATGCCGCTTGAAAAAGAGTATATAGGTGAAGCACGGCTTCATCTAAATAGGAAAAGCCGCCGGAACAGTATAGGGCGTCGTGTCTCGTTTCTCCGCGAATTTGAGACTCAATGGATACTCTGCGGTCCGGCCAAATTTCGGATGCACAAAAAGGAGCCTCTGCATCGCGTCAACCGGATTGAAGTTTTCGGCCAGTGCGTAATTGTCCAGGCCAGGGAAACCCCCGTTGACGATAATCTCCCCCAGCGCGTGCGGAAGCTGAATTCCCCGGTGAAGATGGCCCGTGACGTAGTAGTGGGGCGCTTGCTGTTCATGCTTCGCAAAAAGTTGAGCCGTGGTTGAGAGTTGCCGACCGAAAGCGTGGTTGGGAATTCCGAGCGCCTTATCGCCGCCGCGCAAGTGGTCACCGTGCGACGCATGGAAAGTAAAACCTTGCACCTGGAAAAGAGCGAACGGCTGCATGTTCAGGTTCCATTCTATTTTCGAAACGTCATGCGTGAGCGCCTCGACCAGCGCGTAGAGAAACATGTCGAGATTCGAATACCGGTTTTCCGTGGGCATCTTTTTCTGAGTGCCCCAGCGGGTGTGATTTCCAACGACGGTTTGAATCCGGAGCTTCGGCACGTAGGCCGATAGGTTGCGCAGGAATTGGGCGATGGCGTGCCCGGCGCTGTAATACTGAGTGAACAGGGTCACATGCTGCGCTGCCTCTGCGGAGTGGTTCAGCGCGCCGTGCAGGAAGTCGCCCAGCATCGGCACGACCAATTCGTCAATCTTCGTGGTCGTGTGCTTCGTGAGGATGGAAATTGTAGACTCTTCCAGGTATTTCAGCCGGGCCAGGAAAATGTCGAAATTGTATTCGCCAAACCCAAGGGTCTGCTCCGGCTTAATGATTTGGCCTACGTGCGTGTCGGAGAACAGCAGCACGGCGCTTTGTGGCTTGCTGCCTTTCCTATCGGTGAGCACCACGGGAGGCGCGTCCGTGTAGCTCAGGGGCGCTTGCGACTTAATGTCGGCGACCAGGGACTCAACCACGGAGTTTTCCTTCAGCGCCTTCTCGTATTTCTTCGAGAGTGTGCTGTATCTTTCCTTCCACACTTCATCGGAGACCCTGGCGCGGTCCTCCTTGTAAGGAGTCTCAGCAGCCACCGCAACCGGCGGCGCGTATGTGCTCGGGATGCTGAGTTTACCGCATTTGAGTTCAACGGACTTCGGCGTCCGGTCCATTTGGAACGCGATTTGTCCCACTGTCTTGCCCGATTTGCGGAGTTCCTTCAGAGTCTCGATTTGTTTTTTCGTCCAGTTTTTCATTTTGGTCTATTGGGAACGGCCCAAGGGGCGTCCCGGTTTCTAGGTGTTTTTCTCGTTGTTTTGCCCAAGCTAAAACTTTTTCATTGGCGACTCCGTGCCAAGCATCATCGAAAGCCTCGATTGCTTCAGCGGGAGAACTCCCGACACCGACGACGCCTTGCTCCATAAAATCAATGTTGCCCAGGAAGGCGCACCAGGAGCCATCCACAAGCCGGAGCATCGTAGGCCGGTATCGAAAGTGCGGTGAGGAAATCTCT